CCACACGAAAAATCTGGTTTATACGTGATTTAATCAGTGATGATCTTGTTTACATCAGAGCCTACTGTTTCAAAAAAAATGATCTTAGAACCTTCCGATCCGATCGCATTCTCGAAGCTGTAGACCTCCATACTGGCGAAGTCATTGAAGATATCAATGACTGGCTGTTCAATTTCAAACTGCGCTCTCGTTAGTTTTTTTGTCTTTCTTCAGCAATCTTTTGCTTGACTGAGAAATATCTTAGCAATATATTTCTGCATGCCCCCTTGCTGCCCAGGCCAGCGCGGATGCAACAAGGGCCTGAAGTGAATGGCTTCATTCAGAGACACATAGGACAGGGGGCGTCCACAGGAGAACGACATGACCAAAATTGCTTTTCTGATTATGGCCCTTTGTTTTGCCATGGCTTCGAACATGGACTTTGAGGATTACCAGGTTGCCCACGGATCCATGCTGGTTGCCCAGGCTCATGACTAAGTTTGCGCTCGTCGCCCTGCTTTTCCCGATTGCCCTGCTCATTGCGCGTCAGGCCTACAGGCTGTGGATCGATGTCTTTGATGATCCCTATGGAGATCGGGAATTTAGAAGCGCCTTGCGGCGTATTGAGAAAGAGAAAAAGAGGATGGCTCCCAAATGAGTTACCCCAAAACCATCATTGGTCTTGCAGGACGCGCAAGAAGCGGGAAAACCACTGTTGCTCGGCAGCTTTGTGCCAAAGGATTTCATGAGCTTGCTTTTGCGGATCCGATTGTGGATGCGTTGACGATGATTCTGGATGTTCCCAGTGAATACCGGAACTCCAAGAAAGAGCATCCCCTGCCCGGCTTTAGCTTCAGTTACCGCAAAGCCGCCCAGACACTAGGAACCGACTAGGGTCGACGAATGCTGGATCCAGATCTTTGGATTCAGGTTCTTGCAAACCGCATCCAGATGGTTGCTGACGATAGCGATTGCATCGTCATATCGGATGTTCGCTTTGAAAACGAAGCCCAGTGGATCCGGAGCAAGGGCGGCGAGCTTTGGCACATTGTCAGGCCCGGGTTTGATGGAGGCGTCCGCGAGCATCCCTCAGAGAATGGAATCGAGATCCTTCAAGGTGAAAAGATCCTGGTCAATGACAGAGGGATTGATGATCTGTGCGCCCTCGTTGAGAAATCTCTATGGGATGGAGTGAATTGGCTATGAGCATATTCCTGATCGGGATTTTCTTTGTGCTGCTTTTGACAATGCCAGTAGCTGCCGGAGTGATTGCATTTTATGCCATGTCTCGACTGCAGCGACGCCAAAAGCGTGATGAACGATTGGCGCGAGACCTGATGTACGTCAGAGCATTGAATCGACGGATAGCGGCATGAGTGACTCTGACGCCATCACCATCATTTTGGTTCTTTTCTTCGCCATCATTTTTTTGGAGTTTGTCCTTGGTGTCTGCATTGGAGACCGCTGGGATGAGTAGGCATATCTGGTCGGATGAAGAGGTGGCAATCCTTCAAAAGTTATATCCAGATACCAGGACTCAGGACATTGCCGATTTATTGGGTTTGCAGCTGCGCAAGGTCTACAGCAAAGCAAAGTATTTGGGCCTTGAGAAATCTGAGGCCTACATGCGCGCCGAGCTGCAAAGACAGGGCGATCGATTAAAGCTTGACGGTAGGGCCGTTCAATTCAAAAAAGGGCATCACAGCTGGAACAAAGGTCTTCGAGGCGTTTGTTTTGGTGGCGTGCAAACACAATTCAAGCCGGGGAACGTCCCGCACACGATCAAGCCAATTGGCACTGAGCGCATCAGCCAGGACGGCTACCTACAAAGGAAAGTGACCAATGAAGGCCATGCCCGGTTTCATTACAAGTTCGTCCACCGAATTGTCTGGGAAGAAGCCAATGGGCCGATCCCAGAAACGCATTACGTCGTATTTAAGAACGGCAATCGCCTGGACGTCAGGCTAGAAAACCTTGAGCTCATCACGCGCTCTGAGCATGCCATGCGTAACAGCATCATGCGATATCCAAAGGAAATTCGGGATGTGATGCGTATGAAAGGCAGGCTGACAAAAGCAATTAAAAAAGTGGAGAAAGACAATGAAAAACAAAATGGTTGATCTTCGAAATCATCTTTTCGCAACCCTGGAAGCGCTTCAGGACAGAGATGACCCCATGGATATTGCCAGGGCAAAGGCCATTGCTGATGTGAGCCAGACCCTAATCAACAGCGTCAAGGTTGAGATTGATTTCATTAACGCGACAGACCAGGTAAATGCCGACAGCAAATTCTTTGATGTGCAGACCATTGAAAGCCATCACCAAAAGAAGCTCGTCGGTGTCGCATGACCAAATATGTGACTGGCCGATATGTCATCACGCTATTTGATGAACGCGGTGCCAGGATCGGTCAGATCGTTGCAAAGGAAGGCGGGCTGATTCGGGCCCAGCAGATCGGGGCAGATCTGATCAATGACAAGAGATGCCATTCATTCAATGTGCATCTCAACGTATTTAACAGCATGGATCCGAAGGGCCCATGGTGATTCCGGAGGACTATTAATGACTTCCATGATTGGACAAAAGTTTGGGCGATGGACGGTCATCGAGGCGACTGGTCGCTTGGTCGGGGTGGCAAAGCACAAGGCATGGATTTGCCAGTGCGACTGCGCAAGAAAGACAAAGCGGGTAGTGACTGAATACAGCCTCACATCACAAAAGAGCCGCAGCTGCGGAAAGTGCCCTGATAGCCAGTTTCGACGCTGGATGCCCAATGGGCTATCTGGGGTGAGTAAATACCGTAAGGAGCCCCAGTGGTGGAAAGAGGCGGCTGTTAAATGAAAGTCGAGCGAAACATAAAACCCGTGAAAAGACTGCTTCAAATACTTTGGGCGATACCCGTCCTTGCTGTTTTTATCCTGGCATTCCCATTGGTCTATCTCGGGTTTTCTTTAATGGCCACATGGATCCTTGCTGATGCGTTTGCCTCTGCTACGGTCGGAAAAGTTGAAGATTCAAGGAGCCGGAAATGAGCGAAACCAAATTCACTCCGGGGCCTTGGGTTAAGTATGACGACGATACCGTTCTCGATCTTGAGGGCGAGACTATCGCGGAGGTATTCAGCGTTGAGGCCGACACAGACCTAATCGCCGCCGCGCCTGATCTTTATGAGGCTTTGGAGCATGTCCTTAAAGGCTCCCTTTCACTCCCAAGGTTTGCCAAGGATGAAGCTATTCGAGCGCTTGCCAAGGCGCGGGGGGAAGGATGATTAGCTGTGACATGTGCGGAAAGAGAGTCGAGAGCCAATATGACCTTTCGCAGCTTATGAAAAGCTATGCGACCACCAGCATCAAGGATGTCTGCAAGGACTGCGAGAAGGAGATCAATAGTCACCTCTGGAAAGTACGTGAGCTTTACGAGCCGCTGGTGTGTAGAGCGATAAAAAAATACATGCGGTATCGGCGCATCGAAAAAGTTAATGATGTCAGGGGGGGAAAGTGAAAAAGGCAACATATACCCCAGGCCCTTGGAGCATAGATTCGTTTGGCGTTGTTGTGGGATCTAAAGGCGAATTTATTGCTGAGATATTTGGGCCTGATGAAAACAATTTTGAGTTAATTGTTTCTGCGCCTGATCTTTATGAGGCTTTGGAGGCTCTATACGACATCACTATTCGTATGATGCTGAATATCCCGAATTCTGGTTTTGAACCCAACAGCCCATTGGGAAAATGCGAAGCCGCACTCGCCAAGGCGCGGGGGGAAAAATGAACCCCCCCGGAATTTTTGTAGGCAACTTGACCGCTGATGTAGAGCAACAGTTTGAATCAATAGACAAGGCGACAACCGAATGGACATTCAAAGGCGCTCGCAACGAATGCGGCTGGATCTGTTGCGATTGCTGTATCTGCTTTCCAGATGGGATGCCCGATTCTTGCGCTCATGGGCATCAAAGATGCACTGACATTATCCAGCGCGATAAGAGGAACGCGATGGCCGCACTCGCCAAGGCCCGGGGGGAAGGATGACTAAAGAACGCGGCCTTCTGCGCCGGGCGCTTGAGAATTGGGATGCGTCACATTGCGACCCCATCAGGACTGATGGATTGATGGAAGAAATCCGCGAATACCTTAACCATTTTCCTGACGCCACGAAAATGGTAGCCGCCGAAGAAATAAACACCATAGAAGTCCCCCAAGATATCTGGATGCATTTGAAGGGTGGGCCGATCTATCACATAAACGATTTGATCGCGGCGGTTAAGAAAGCAATGGAGGGGGAAGATGTATGTATAGAAATCGCGAAAAAAGCGACACGTTCTGAGGGTGGGGTTACGGAAGCGACAGATCAGCAGCCGGTGGCTTGGATGTTTCCTGAAGACCTTGAAAGGTTTGAAACCAATGAAACATTTGCTCAAGCGTATTCGGTCAAATGCAGAAATCCACTTGGGTCGACTGTTCCCCTTTTCCTGCACCAATTCCCCCAAGCCGAGCAAAGGAAGCCCTTGCCGGAAAATGAGATTGACTCGCTATTTAACTGTGATGAAACAAATCCTGAATATGAGCATGGGTTTAGAGACGGGATTTGGTTCTGTGAAAAACACCACAAAATCTCCGCGGAGGACTAAATCATGCCGATTAAAGGAATTCGCCACGATGAATCAAAGAGCCGAAAAGCTGTAGAGCTTTCTGAGCAAACCGGAATGTCTCTTTACAAAGCCGCACAGATTTTGGATGCCAATTACGGTTCGGCATGGAAAGCCAGAAACAGAAAAATCGCATTTGCCAAAGCGCGGAGGGAAGCATGAGAGATCGAGAACTCATGCAGCGCGCAGTCAATGCTCTTGGTGTCATCGGTAAATTTTCCCGCATTGATGACATGCCAACGCTCAGCTCTTTGATAGATGATCTCAACTCACGGATCGACCAAATCAAAGAGGACGAACATTACTACTCGCTTCCAAAAGAAGCCCGCGACAAGATGAAACTTGCGGCCCTGGGCAACCGGAATCTTTGGAAGCCTGAGCTGGATCCAAAATACCAGAAGGCAAAAGAGCTGCGTGAATGCGGCATGAAATTAAATGAAGCTTGCATGAAGGCAGGCATAACAACTGATCAATGGTATCGACGCCAGGCGATCGAGAAATATGGAAAAGCCAGAGCTGGAGGAAAAAGGAGGCAAAACGCATGAGCATTACACTCGACAGTAAAGGAGCTGCCGATCTCCTCCACGTATCGGTCAAGCATGTTCAGGAGCTTGCAAGGCGCGGTGAAATTCCAGCCATTTACATTGCCGGTCAATGGATCTTCATTCAGGATGATTTGATTGCCGTATTGACTCAGAGGGCTCGGGATGAGCAAAGACAGCGCAGGGAGACGCATCAGCACGTTGGGTCAATTGTTCAAGCTGAGGGCGCACGAAAGGCGGGGCGGCCAAGGAAGGTGGCATAAATGATTTGTTACCGCGCTAAACTTTTTCCTACATATTGTGCAAGAATCGGACTTGAGCACAACATCTAGTTGGTGTGTTTTTTGGGCTGAAAACACTGAATTTTGTCGTATTGAAATAGCCTTTATGAGCCCATAGACTGCAAACATGGCTGCATTCATCATTATTCCAATCGGCAACACAAGCGACATTGACGCCGCTGTGGCTCAGAAATTCCCAGGGGATAGCTTCAGGCTCCCCAAAGGAGAGCATCTCGTTGTTTTTGATGGTACGTCTAAGGAGCTATCAGACAGGCTTGGAATTTCTGATGGTCAAGTTGGCTCTGCCTTGGTTGTAGGAATAAACGGTTACTTTGGATGGGCATCCAAAGATATTTGGGAATGGTTGCAAATTAAAAGCGCATGACTTTTCGCGCCGACAAATCAAGAAAAACGCCTCAGGAAGGCAATCCAGGGGCGTACTCAGCTGGTCCTCCTCCCCATGTTGGAGCTGACCATAGCTTTACGCTTCAGGCCATCATGGATCTCACTAAGTCTATGGGCCAAGTCGTCGAATCTGTGAACGGCATGAGTAAGCGCGTAGATGCCTTATCCGACAGAATTGAAAAACTTGAAGAAAAAGTTTCATCCATAACTCACAAGCTTTATGCGGCTGGAATTGTCATTGCAATTGCAGTTACTGTCGGTGGATTCGTAATCAATAAAGCGTCTGATCTTGCTGTTGGAGTCATAAACAAAGCTGCCACGACTATCGTTGAGCAGGCTCCTGCAGAGCAAAAAGCAATCAAAAAATAAAAAACCTAAACTTGATTTTTGCTAATCCCGCTTTTGCGGGATTTTTTACGTGATTAATGCCAAGCTGTCGTCATGTCTGATAATCTGGCTATCAGTGGATTGGTTGAGCGTCTCACGGCGAAGATAAGCAGTTTTGCGTACCCATCCCTGATAAGCGTGGTTGATTGTGTGGTTGCTCTCTGAGTGCCTTTCCACATAAGGCCTCTCATGGATTGCAAATCCATCTAGGGCGGTTCGACTCCGCCACGCGCCTCCATCAAATCAAGCACTTACGGAAAAATCAGTCCACTTAAGGGCGCTTGAAAACCCCCTAAAAACCCCTAAAATCCCCCCCAAGTGTGGTTAAACCACACTTCAAGTGGATCGACATATCCACTTGAATCACCCAGGGGGACCCATGGCGACCATTCGAAAACGCCCTTCCGGCACCTACGAAATCATCATCCGGCGAAAACTCTTGCCGAAACCGATTTCCGTCTCCGCCGACACCGAAGCTCAGGCGAGAGCCCTGGCCGAGCGCATTGAGGCGCAACTCGATCTCGGGATCATCCCCGAAGATTTCCTGACCCTCCAGCCCCGATCCTTCTGGAATGTCTCCAGCTGGACCGAAGAATACGAAAAAACCGGCAAACCGTCGGCCTCCGATCGACCACTCTTAAAGATTGTGCGCGCTGATTTGAGGACCCTCGCACTCAAGGACATCAATGCCATCAGCATTGAGCAATGGGTCACGGCCATGAAGGCGCGAAGATTGACCCCCGGCAGTATCAAAAAACGGGTCGGGGCCCTCGGAAGAGCGCTGGATCTCGCCGTCCATCGCGAAATTCTGAGCTTTAACCCGATCAAGAATTTGCCCAAGAATTACGCCGCTTACACTCTTGAAGACGGCATTCTTATTGAAGATGGAGTTCGGGACCGGCGCCTTGAGCCCGGCGAAGAGGAAAAACTGCGCAAAGCCCTGGCCGAATCCCCGGCTCTGGATCTGTTGTTTCAATTGGCGCTTGAAACCGCCATGCGCATGCGGGAAATGTTCACCCTGACGACCGATCAAATCGATCTGGGAAAACGCACCATCTTCCTTGATAAAACCAAAAACGGCGATAAACGCCAGGTGCCGATTTCATCGACCGCCCTCGCCTTTCTGACCCCGGAACTCAAAAACCGGAACGCGGAAGCGCTGCTCTTGCCTTTTTTTGATGGACACCTGGATAACACCACCATCCGCATCGGTTATCACTGGCGTCAGGCCACCAAAAAGGCCGGGATTGAAGATCTTCACTTTCATGATTTGCGCCATGAAGCCGTCTGTCGCTTGTTTGAGCGGACCTCGATGTCCGATTTGGAAATTGCCACCATCTCCGGGCATCGGGATCCCCGGATGCTTAAACGTTATGCCAACCTTCGAGGCTCCAATCTGGCCCAAAAAATGTGGTGAAAAAAAGGGGCCCGAAGGCCCCACGCATCGCTCGGCTGCAAATCAGATTTCAATCTTGGCGGCTTCAATAAACAAGAGGTCAAGATCACTGTCAGACCATCCCATCCCTGCTGCAATCTGAAGCAGCATGGGCGATTCCCGTCGATACTCGATTGCATTGGTCCAGGCTAATTTGACCAGGGGATTGGTAGAGGCCTCGACATAAGCCTCAACCGAAGCCAGGGATCCTTCCTGCAAAAGCACCGCTTTGGCCTGCAATGGAGAGACGGCTTGCGGCACATCGCTCGGCGGCGGGGTCCAGGTCGGAAGCGCAGGCGGCTTGGCATCCGGAAAGTCAGCCCGGGTCAGGCCAAACCGGGCGATGACGCTGTTATCTTCGATCGCAACAAACCGGCGATTGATGTCATCGCGCTGAATCAGCCACAAGCTGCCTTCGAGTAGCGCCATGAATTCCGCATATTCCACAGTCCCCTCCAGGGCATCGAGGTCCGCTCGCGTATTAATGATGGTGGTGGCCAAGCTCATAATGGGTCTCCAGGTAATCTAAAAGGTGATGGGTATCGGCCCAGCGGGCATGCCCGGACCAGGCGGCGATGAATCGACGAAGGGCCTCCATGTCCTGATGCTTGAGGGCATTCTGGATTTTCCGTTTGGCCCGCGTGACGGAATCCTTGCGTAACAATTTATGCGTGGCCCATATGCGATAGCCAAGGAAATTGATTCCCCGGGTCGTATTGGCGACATGCCATTTACTGATATGAAGGCCCAGCCGATTTTGAGCATGCTCACTCAAGCGAGTAAATGTCTCGCGCAGGGCCTCAGGGTCATGGCCCAGCACAATGATGTCGTCCATGTACCGCGCCCAGTGCCGTTCTTTCAGTTCAAAATGAAGGTAACGATCTACCGCGCCGCCATAGACATTGGCAAAGAGCTGGGAGGTCAGACTCCCGATCGGAAGCCCCTGCCCTTCCATCGGGATAATTTCTCTCAGCACCTTCAAGGTCTTGTGGCAGCCGATCTTCCGTTCGATCATTTGATGCAGCACGGCATGTTGGATACTCGGAAAAAACTTGCGGAAATCGGTTTTGAGAAAATGAGTGGCCTGGGTTTTCCGAAGCTGCGCCTGAACGTGGCGGACCCCGGCATGGGTCCCCAGTCCCGGGCGACAGGCAAAGGTATAGGGCAACAGGGACTTTTCGAAAATCGGCCCAATCACATTGCAGACGGCATGCTGAACCAGCCGATCCTTAAACCCAAGCGCTGAAATCAATCGGGGTTTCGGCTCAAAAATGGTGAATTCCCGATAAGGTCCAATCCGATAGCGACCCTCATGGAGCTCTGCCTGAATCGCTTTCAAATGCAGCTGGTCGTACTCTTTGAAATTGAGATAACCCCAGGTCATGCGTTTGCGTTGCGTCGTTCGAAAATAAGCCCGCCGAAGGTTATCCATATTGGTAATGGCATCCATCAGGTGCTTGTGACGGGCGCTCATGAATGCTGGCCGCGCGTTTCCCATCCCTGGTACTCCGCGCTCTGCCAAACCCAGAAGCGTATTCCCCGAAGGAGGACCCCACCGGCTGACCACATGTGAACGTGGACGGCCTGCCGCGCCATGGCAACGGCAGAGCGGAAAATATAGGTCACAGGCGCAGCGCAACCCGATGTTGTTGTTCGAGTTCGAGGCAGCGTTGTTCCAGTTCGACGAGCGAGAACCTGCGTTCGCCCCGTTGTTCCAGTTGCCGCCAAAGATCGCCGCGTTAATGCCCGGTAGGCCCCTGCTTTTTCTTCCGCTTGATCCAGGCATGCAGCATGCCCCCCACTTCGGCCATCAATCCTTGTGCCGTTTCGAGTTGGTGGTAGCTCATGCACCTTTGAGCGTGAAGAAATCGCATCCAAAAACGGCAATGCGCCAAACCCGCATCGGCCGCATAAAGCCTTGAAACCTGATTGGATTTCCCGGCCTGAAAAAACAAATCGGCTTGACCAAACAGGGTGCGCAGGAATAAATCCCGCGCCATGCCGTGTTTCCTTGGAATCGATTGCGCAATGGGATACAGGTAGGCAATCACCCTTTCGAATTTCTCGACGATGGCCATCTGGTCGTAACACGCGATCGGCTCCTCTGGTTGCTGGTCTTCGCTCATCCTGAGCGGGCGCTTTCGCGCCCTTAATCAAGAATCAGGTGGTCACAGGCGCAGCGCAACCCGAAGTTGTAGCTCGAGACCGAGGCAGCGAGGCTCCAGTACGACGAGCGAGAACCCGCGCTCGCCCCGGAGTCCCAGGCGCCGCCAAAGAACGCCGCGTTGGGCGCGCCGTAAGATTGACCGCGACCGCCGGTATCGGATTGCAAAGCGCCTGCCGTGTTGTAAGCCCCGCCACGCT